ACGGCTCCGTTTGTTGCGGGTGCGGCGGCGGCGGGCGCTGTAACTGCACCTATACTGTTTGGTAACAACATACAGAGACAAGAAGACGAAGTTGCTGCAGGCAAAAAAGAAAGTGTTGATGTAGGGGCGGCTCTGGCAGCTACGTTTGGGCAGGCAGCACTTGAAGGTATATCTGACAAGATCTTGTTAGGTGGTGTGTTACGCCCGCTGGGTAAATCAATTTTTACTAGGACTGGAATTCGTGCAGGCACAGGCGCAGGATCGGAATCCTTAACCGAAGTCGGGCAACAAATGCTTGAACGCGCTCAAGCAGGGCTACCCATCGACAGTGATGACGCTATCGCAGAATATCGTGAAGCAGCTATTGCAGGTGGATTAGTCGGTGGCGGCGTACGAACTACTGTCGGCGCAGTTGGGGACACATTTGCAGGAGCTAGACAGGAAAGAGAAAGGGCTGAACAAAACCTAGCAAACATACTTGAAGAAGACACTAAGGTTGATGATGACACTAAGGTTGAAGAAGACACTAAGGTTGATGATGACACTAAGGTTGAAAAAGACACTACGGCTGACACTACACCTACCTTAATTACAGACGAGATGCTTACAGAACTAGGAGTGGCTAACAGACCTAAAATGCCGATTCGCACGAAAGTAGTCGGTAAAGATATATCTGATCCAGAAGCACAAAAAGCTTTAAGAGCCTACGCTAAAAACGCTGTAGTAAAGAAAAAAGATCCTAAGATAGGAGAGAAAATTGAAGCATTTATCAGATCAGCTCCCGCTAACGTCGAAGGAGCTGGAAGAAGCGTTGAGAGTGGTGAACCTAGCGTGGCTGGAAGCGGAAGGGTTGGAGGTGGAGTTGAGAGTGCCAAGAAGCCTACATCATCTAAAGACAAAGGAGTGGGAGCTGGTGTGTCAGCTTCTACTGATACTACAGACACAACAGGAACAAAGTCAGATACATTAACTGATGACCAGAAAAGAATACTTCTTATTTTACAAAGAGCTAGAGCTAGACAGCTTGAAGAATCTGTACAATTAGTAACTCCACCAGAAGCGAATAGTCTTGTAAAAGCTGGTCTTATGAGCAAAGAGGACGCTTTGCTTAATCCTATGGCAACAGCTAGAGTAACAGAGCTACTAGCTGAAGACCCAAAAGCAGTATTATCTCGTGTTGGGCTAAAAAAGACAGAAACAAAGCCAGAGACAAAAGAAACAAAGACAGACACAGAGACAGCGGCTAGGATCGCCACCACAGACGCAGATGTAAGTGCTTTAGGTGCAGAACAGGGAACTGAGCTTTCTGCAACAGAGAAAAAAGCTGCGGATGATTTTGTTAAGGAGATGCAACTGCAAGAAACTGCGGCAGAAGAAGAGGCAACAGCAAAACGAGGGGCTGCGTTTTCTCCAGCAGAGAGAAAAGCGATTAGGGATTTTATTGACACTAGACCTGAGTTTGCGCCGTTATTTGAGGCAAAAACCCCTAAAAAGGTAAAACGTGTGCTGCTAGGACAACGCGCTGCATTGATACGTGATATGTACGGATTAGGTGAAGTACCCGGAGTGGTACGCACACAACCAAACATACCCATAACAGGTATAGAAGGTGTTGAGAGAGTAGTTAATACTAAGGTTGAAGACACACCGCAATCTAGGGAACAAGCGGAAAAGGTAAAAGCAGCTATACAAGGCGAGACGGATATTGCTCAACAAGAAAAGCAAGCCGTGCTAAACGATCAGTTTGAACAAGATCCAAAAAATAGGGTTGGGCAACTATCGAAAGCAGAAGCACAAGCCTCTAAACAGTACGATGCTATAGGGGACGGAGAACCTGATACGACGACTGTTGCAGACAAACAAGCTGTTATAGACTTAAAAGCGTCTAAAGCTAAAGATCGTGATAACAAGGCAAACGCTGCTTATATATTCTTTAATAAAAAACGTAGACCTGCAGATGCTTTGACAATTATAGGCGCTTTGAAATCACAAGGTACTAAGTTTAGCGAAAAGAAAACAGAAGATACGCCTCAAGAAGAGTATCTATACTACAAAGACATGACCAGAGACAAGGCTAGACTAGCTTCTGAATGGGTAAAAGAAAACATGTCTAAACAAGCACAAGACATAGTATTAGATTACGAAGTCGCTTACGGAAAGAGTACAATATCTGCATTCCTTTCGGATAAGCTAGACGCAGATATAATAGCAACAAGAGAAAAAGAAGCGGCGGCGACGGGTCCAAAACAAAAGCCCAAAGAACAGACAAAACAAGAGTTTGATCTAAAAGAAGTTAAAGGCGAGGATACATCAGTAGAAACATTTAGACGTTTTAGAGATGGAATGTTTTTAGAAAAACCAGTAGCTTCATTAGACTTACGCCTCTTACCAGACGCCATACAGGCATTGGAAAACAACAATTTAGGTGTAGCGTTACGCACTTTGTCAGCCACTAGCCCTGTAAAACGTGTGCAACAGATAGCCGCTAGGCTTGATAGGGTGGTAGGCACTACGAAGGTACAGGTGCTTGATAGTCTTGAACCCACGCTAGGACGCGAGGCTGCAGGTTTCTTTGAGCCTGAAACAAATACTATATTTATAAATAGAAATACTGGTATGAACGCTCATACGTTACTACACGAGATGGGTCACGCGGTCACCTCTGCTTCTCTGGCAAACAAGTCTTCACCAACTACAAAACAGCTACAAACTATCTTCAACACTGTGCGTGAGCAAATCGGCGAAGTATATGGCACTAGAAATTTAGATGAATTTGTATCCGAAGCATTGAGCAATCCACAATTTCAGTCGGCTTTAGCTTCAATAAAGGTAGACGGTGACAGAACTTCTTTATGGAACAAACTCCGTGACACCTTTAAAAAGATCCTACGCAGGGTATTAAGATTGCCACCAACCTCTGCTCTTACAGAAACAGACAGTATAATAGATGCTATCATAGCACCTGCTCCAGAGTATCGTGATGCTCCAAGAATACCGCTCATAACAGAAACAAAGTCGGGCGCTAATAAATTACTTACCAATATGGTAAATGTAGTGCCAGAAACAACACAAAATACATTAGCTGACTTTGCAGATATAGCGTACAATGAAAATGCCAAACCTGTTGTTAGAAACTTTTTTCTAAGTCTGCTTCCGTCAAATATTTTATCTGACATGGCTAAGTCTAAGATACCTTTTGCACCAGAACTAAACATATTAATAAACGAAATGAGTGGTTTGCTTAGAAACAAAACAGACATACTAAACTCACTATCTAATGAGTTGTTTAAATGGAAAAAAGCAAACCCTGAACAATCTAAAATACTAAATAACCTCATACCGCGCAGCACGTTTTTACGTGTTGATCCGTCTGTAGATGTCAGCACCTATAAGAATGATCGTCAGAGGACAGCAGAACATGCAGATCTGCTTGCTCTTTACAATCAATTAGATCCTCAAGGTCAGAAGCTGTATCAACAAATGAGGAATTACTTTCAGGATACTTACAATGACGTAATAGCAGCGTTGGAAACAAGACTAGAAGCTACTATGCCTGAAGGCGAGGCAAGAGTAAGCTCTATGAAGAGACTGGCAGAAGTATTGCAAAAAGAATCAGGTGTCATACGTCCGTACTTCCCACTCACACGTAAAGGCGATTATCGTTTATCCTATACTGGCCCTGATTTGTTAAATCCTCAGAATAGAACAGGAGAGCGTTATATAGAGTATTATCCTACACTTAGAAAAGCGGAGCAAGCTAGGGATAGAGCGAGTAGGGTAGTAGTTGGTGAGGTTGGCACTACAGATTTTGAAATTTCTCTAGCCTCCAAACCTATGGATATAGAAAGAAGCCCTCCACCTAGATTTGTTATGCAAATTATAGACGCAGTAGATTTACGTAAAGATAAGTTTGCTAATGAACAAGACTATAAAGAAGCCATGCAAGCAATTATAGATCTATCCTTAGACGCTATGCCTGAACGATCTTTTATGCAAAGTTTTAGACGGCGTGGAAATAAGCGAGGGTTCTTAGGAGACATTACACCTACAGGTATGGGTGATATGGAATTTGATGCCTTCACAATGTTAAAAGAAAAAGGACGCAATCTAAACAGACAGCTAGTGCAGATGCAGTATGCAGCTAAATTAGAAAACTTTAGAAAAAAACTAGCTATGCCTAGCAAAGAAGGATCAAAACAAAGTTACCTTACTGACCCTGTGACTGCACCTATAGCAGGGAAAATGAATCAAATAGCTAAGTTTGCTCAGGCCCCAAACATACCAAGAGCCTCGCAAATAGTTAATAGTGTAGGTTTTGGCTATACTATGGGTTTAAACTTTTCTTCTGCTTTCATTACTTTCTTTGATGTTGGCATGTCCTCCATGCCTGTACTCGCGGGTAAATACGGTATTCGTAATACAACAAGGGCGTATGGCGATGCTGTAAGACTATTTACCAAAGCTCCTACAAAACGCACAGTTATGCTTCCGGGAGCAGACGGTACACCAACACCTCAAGAGATAAATATGGGTGCTGCAGGTAAATCTTCCGGTAATTATGGAGATGCACTACCAGACGATATGAAGAAATTGTTTGTAGACAGAGCTATAGACAAGGCCACGTCACAAGGACAGTTCAACCAGTCGTTTACACAAGAAGCTTTAGAAGTAGGTAAGGACGCGCCGCTTGAAACATTTAACCGTTATATGAGCTTTATGTTTCACCACTCAGAACGGTTCAACAGAGAGACCACATTCATTGCAGCATATTTGGCATCCGCTAGAAAAGCATTGCAAGAGGGCAAGACACTCGATGCTGATTTAGCAGATAAGCTAGCGCAAGATGCCATAGACGATACTGAATTTACCCTTGGCGGGACAGCCGCTGCAGGACGTCCGACCATAGCACAGACTGGTGTGGGTAACGTTGCCTTCTTATTTAAACGCTTTGCGATAAGTAAGTACTACATGATGCTACGTCTAGGTAGAGACGCTATGAAAAACATGGACCCTAAAGAGAGAAGGGCAGCACAAAAAGGACTGGCAGGATTTATAGGGATGTCAGGTATTTTGGCAGGGTTGGGTGGGATGCCACTGATGGGAGCTTTAGGCGTACTGTACAACATGTTTACAGATGATGATGAAGATGATTTTGAAGCAGCTACACGTAAGTTAGTAGGCGAAGGTGTATATGGTGGGCTAGCAAATCAAATTCTTGGGGTAGATCTAGCTAATCGTATATCCATGAACAGTCTTATATATCGTAAACCCATCATAGAAAAAGATCAAAGTAACTTGTGGACGTTGATAGAACAACTCGGCGGTCCCGTTGTAGGAGTTGCTCTAAGTGCAGAGCGCGGTATAAAAGACATATCAAATGGTGAGGTCTATAGAGGTATAGAATCTATGGTTCCAGCCGCTTTTAGGAACGCAATGAAAACAGCACGGTTTGGAGTCGAAGGCGCTACCACACGCAGAGGTGATCCAATTACAGAAGACATTAATCCATACAATATAGGAATGCAGTTTTTGGGGTTTGCTCCAAACACTTACATACAATCCTTAGAGTTCAATAAAAACAATCGTCGCAGACAAGAAGCCATAAATAGTAGACGTACTAAATTATTGCGTCAGCGTAACATGGCTAGAAAAGAAGGCGACTTTGCAGAAGTATATGAAATAGATAGGTTAATAGAAGAGTTTAACGTTTCTCTGCCAAGCGGTGCATCTAAGTCTAAAATAACCAATGAAACTAAAAAAAGGTCATTTGCATCTTTTGGTAGGACAACGCTAAAAATGCGTGGAGGTATGACCTATACCCCGTTCATGGAAGAAAGTTTAAACGAGTTTGATCAAGGTTTTAACTTATTTTGAAAAAGAACCCCTACCGGAACAGCTTACAGTAGGGGTACTCTACATATAGTAGGTAAGTTCTAATGGAGAACAACATCGAGTATCGAGTTGTCATATCTCGTATATCACATAGTTCTCCACACACGTAAACCTAATTTTTCGTTTTCTATACAAATTTGCACTTCAAACTCCCATGCTTTCATTTTTGCAACACTTTTTAACTGTTTTGTGCCTTTTTCTGTGTTTATACACGGTAGGAAGAACGAAGAACCCACATCCATAGCTTCCCAGTTTATAGTAATTCTAAGCCCATCAGGGTTTAGATCGTCAAGTTTCATTACTTTCTGGTTCATCAAACCCTTCAAACCTCATTTGTAGTACGTCCTGCGGAGGCATGTTAAAATCTGTGCCTTTTGTCAGTCGTTTCTTTACACGCTTTGCGTTCTTCTTCTGTTTGAGATCATCAACTAGAGACGCATAGTTTATCTGTTGATCTGTACACCAATCCTTAAAAGGTTTGATACGCAAGAAAAGTTCCTTGGTATCGGGTTCGTACCTAGCCACTAACTGCCCACGTGGTACGGCAGTAACAGGTACTAGCTGATCTAAACCGTTGTCATGTTTGCCCCGTAAGTCCTCGGTGCTTTCAATTTTGAGTATGTTATTGTAGTTTTCTGATATGTAATTACCCAGTGTATCGTCTACAGAAGCTCCAATATCATTCACAAACGTATTCCTACGTATTAGTTCTTTGACCACCCACTTGTATACTTTACCTACGTCATAGTTAACAAACCCCAATTTTTTAGCGATCATTAGCCCTGCTATTATTACAGCATTGCCATTAGACCAGAAACGGTTTTCAGGTCCAAGCCCTGCCGCTCCGTCTAATTTTGTCTTTATAGACTGCACGATCTTACGCGCCTCTTCTTTATTATTTATCACCCATTGTATATATTTCGGTCCTATCCAACCGTAATTTACTTGAATGTCTTCGTGAAGATCTGCTGTAATTCGTGTGTCTTCTGCACCAGATATTAGTTTTAAAACTTTTATTTCAAACAACCGCTGCATCTCTGCTTTCGGCGTAGCTTTGTCACGGCTCAATATTTCCCATGCACTAGTGTTGCCAGAGCTAAGAGCTAACAGTTTCCAAGGCTTGCCGCGCACACGCTCTTCATTGCCATTTGCTGACAGCCTGTTCTTCTGACGACCACCCGAAACTTGATACACATACTCAGACATCTCTGAGCTTGTCACATTGGTCATCTCATCAGATATTAGAGGTAGGCTATGCATGACTTCACCACGGTTCATACGTGAGTTGTGCGTATCTGATTTCTGTAAGGATAGTAGCTCTGGGTTACCCCACAAAGACATAGCTGCATACTGCGCTGTTGTCTTACCTACACCCGTACCCCCGAATAGATGAACTGCCATACTGTTTAGCCCTGTTAACGCCATCAGAGGAGACCCAAAACCTACACCAACCACGTATTGATGCATCTCGAAGCCCTCCCTATCGTAGAAGTTTAGAAGTTCTATGTTCTTTTCCTCTGATCCTTTTGGCTCAAAAGAGTCCATAAACCCTGCTGTTTTAGAAGAAGGTGGATTATAAGTTATTTTATCTCCCTCAACTAATCTCTCTCCCAGTACAAAAGATTCCATGTCATCATCAACCCAACCAAACTGTCTATGTGCTTCAGATGCTGTTGATGTATGTTGTAGTTCATCTACCCATTTTGTTGTATATGCCATAAGTTTATCCAAATTTTTGCCCCATGCAGTGACGCCTTCTCTTGCCATGCTCTTACGAAACTCCTCTCTAGAAGTTATATGTGTAAGAGGCACAGTAAATTGACGCACACCGTCACGAGGTAAGTGTAAGCGAAAGGCTAGTGTTTCGCCAAGTTCTTCGTCGTGTAAGCGACGAGTAATGTAAATGTCGTGGTGATATATCTGTTCTTCTTCTATCTCTCCGTCAGCATTGCTACTACGCAGAAAAACCCCGCCCATCGCTCCTCTAAAATAAGGCTTAGGAAACGCAGGTATATCACATTCTTTATTATCAGCTTCTTTAAACCGAAACGCTAGTTTATTTTCAAAGCCCTTTGCTCTTGCTCTGTTCACCAAAGATCCAAAGCTAGTACGGTTAGGATTAAAAGATTCCCAAGCTTTTATAACGTCTTCATGGCCTTTATAATTAGCGGGACTCTTCTCGCAAAAAACTCCCTCTGAGAACTTTAAAAATAACGATAAAAAGTTTTCGTCAGTGGCTTTTAAACTATGCCCAACTGACACCCATTCTTCTCGATCTTCTGGATCTAGAAAAGCTAGCATTTCTATTATTTGTTTTTCATCAGGTATTGTGTTTTGGAAAAGGGCATCAACCTCGTTTGCGACTGGCTTTGTAACTATATCCAGTTTCTGCACGAATGTAGATAGGCATACAGGTTCTAGCGAGCCTACCCCCAGTAAAGATACAGGAAGAGGTGAGTCACTCTTATAGTTGTTCGTTTTGGGTATACGTAATATGCGAGCCACATCAGCGGTTACTGCAGGATCAGCCAATAATCCTTTTGTATCGCAAGTTTTCTTCAACCGCTCTGCCGCGTCTGTCCACTCCTCTGCCGAAACTGCTTCGGTAAGGGGCCAGTAAACATGTACACCGCGCCCGCTGTTGACCATTGTAGGTTTAGGCAGGGAGAGATCTTTACAGAAGTTACGTAATGCGGCCACGGCGAGCTGCTGCGTGGCGTATTCCTTCGAAGGCCCACAATCCAGATCGAGGAACAAAGCTTTTAATTCTTGAGCGTTGTTACCTTTACGACTAGTAGGTTCTTTAAATGTACTGAGTGCGAAGTATACGTCTAATCCATCGTTGTTATATTTATTTGCCGCTCTCTCTACCTCTTCAATGGTATCGTAGAACTTTTGTATCCGTATATTATCTTTCGCTCTCGCAGCGAATACACAGTAGTTTCCGTTACTACTCAGTACCCCCTGTAAAAATTCTGCTGTTTCCATAATGCTGCTCCAAAATGTGTCGTGGTGAGGCGGAGAAGTATGGAAGCCCCACCACGACAATGACTATTGTTAATGCTTCCCAATGGGTTAATCGTCCCAATCATCAACAATAGACGCAAGGTCTTCATCAGGTGGCGGAGCAGCGCCCTCTGCTTTCTTGGAGACCTTTTTCGGTGCAGGTACTTCATCCTCTTCAACAGGAGCAGTATCTGCTGCACTTAAAAATACTGTGGACGGATCATCCTCGTCATCTATAACCCAACCGTCGTCAACCGCAGCAAAAGGAGAATGTTGTTTCTTCTCCACAAGCTTTATAACTTGCACAGCTTTTATGCGTAACGACACACCACAAGTACTCATGTTATAGGGGACTAAGTTCACCCCCAAGTTTACAAGGCTACCGGTCGTAAGTCTAAACTCAGGTGGCAACTTCTTGTTATTTGAGTCCACAATTAACGGCGGATCAGTAACCTTACCCTTGAACTGCCCTCTTAGTTGCACTGAACCTATAAAGTTGCCTTCATTATCTTTGTTAAAGACATCTACAGGTTTTGGCATAGCAGGCCAATTCTTAGCCGCTTCAGCTTTGTAAGCAGCCGCCATGTGTTTGTATAGCTCTTTAGCCTGACTTTCTGTCATTTTAAAGTCCATCTCGTACTTGGCGTTCTCTTCAGTAGGTCCACAAGGCACTGTCTTACCATTAGGTGGAATAGAATTATCATACCTGTAAGTTTGATCTAACTTTGGATACAGGGCTTCAACTCTCTCAATTAAATGTATATTGGCTTCCGCCATTGTCGTTCTCCTCATATTTGAACCCGTCCACTACTTTGAACGGTGATTTATCTATAGAAGTCTTTTCTAAGACAACCATAGTCTGTAATGCAGCCATGCTTGCAGCAGGGCTACCCTTTTGTTTTAAAGCCTCTATCCGCTCTTCATCGTCAAGCGCACGTAAAGCTTTAAAAAACAACTTTGGCATGGTGCTACTAGTATCAAAACTAATTTGTGTCACCACGGAAATAGAATTTGTCTTATGCCCATGAAGGTACTTTGCATAAGCTTGCATAGGCATGTTACCATCTTTCGCTTTCCCAAATATAGATGTTGCAGGTATGCGAAGTTGATAGATAGTGTCCATCTGCTCCTCAAGCACGATAGCTAGACGTTGTGAGTACCTACAAGCTCGACCACCCCCCTTGCTCGAACCCTTTATGTTTTGCTCACAGCTCATACACCTGTGAGCTTGACGTTGTTCTGACGGTACATCAGAAGAAGGTACTATAGTGTCTAGCGACCAACATGTAGGAGCAGATGGATTTGTTGGATCATACTCTGCTTCATAGTAGGTACGAGCCAACTTAGCAGCGTTTACAATAACCACGTTCAACGGATCTGCGGTAATACCCACCCGCTCACCGTCAACGGTCTTTTTGAAATGACCATCTCCAAGAGTGATATTGTTAAACGCTGTAACTGACATTACTCGGCTTGCCCTGATTTAGTCACTTCTGACAATGCCGATTCCACATCATTCAAACGAAAGCGATACACCTCACCCACTTTTATATAAGTGTCATCAGGTATGTAATCGTTGTTTACCCACTTTCGGACAGTAGATACGGACACTTGGAAGTAATCCGCTACTTTATTAATATTTACATATGGAGTATCTTCTACTTGCATCATTTGTTTTTCCTCACAGAAACAACGTATTCACTGTCCACATTCAGACCTGCAGGTTGAAGATCAGGGTTTTCTTCTAAGAACTGCCTTACGTTGGTTTGGTTAAGGCGCTTTTCAAAAAACTCTAGAAGGTTGTGCTTCTTTACAAAAGCATACATGGCTTCCCAGTCATTAGTCCAAACGCGCTGTCTGACAGTGCGATAAAATATACCGCTTGCGGTTTTCACACTATCCACCCCTTGCTCTTTGCAATAGTCCAACATAGCAGCTTTTATCTTGTCTTGCTGTTTAGATAATTTTTCATCTGCTTCTTTGAACTCCGCAGACAACTCAGATCTTTTACTTCTTATTTTTATAAAAGTCTTTAATAATTTATCGACACTAACGGTCATTTGTGTTCTCCATTTATAGATACTTTACTGACATATAGTAACTTATACTACTTAGTCAAGTATTTCTTTGTACAAATTTATCATTTCTGTGTGTACGTTGATACGATCATCTAAAAGGCGGTAAATACGCTTTTCAGCATTTGACCCCGCTATTTGTATAACTGTACACTTGTGGTTTTGTCCTGACCTATGCACACGTGCGTTTGCCTGTGCATATGTTTCTAGTGATGAAGTCGGTCCCCACCATACAACAGTGTTGGCGGCAGTGAGCGTGACACCATGAGCAGCAGCCTGCGGTTGTATTATTAAAACACGAGGGTCAGGGTCTGACTGAAAGCGCTGGAATATGTCCGTACGTTTAGGCGCAGAAACATCTCCTCGTATGATCTCAGAC